TAACGCTTCCAACAGTTAAAACAACTCCTGTTACATACTCATCGCTACCAAGCGCTTCAACTGCTGGGGCGGGTACTCGTGGGTTTATTACAGATTGTAACTCTGCAACATTTGCTGCAATAGCTGCGGGTGGTGGGACAAATAGTGTACCTGTATATTCTGATGGAACTAACTGGCGGGTAGGCTAATCATGGCGACTAAGAAAAAAGGCCCATCACTGTCAATTGGAAAAGGCGAAAAGTTACCAGTCTTGCAAGGGGCTGGACTTACCGCTAAAGGTCGTGCTAAATATAATGCGGCTAGCTTAAAACGGTGGAATTGCAAATGAGTGATTTGATGGAACAGGCTAGAGAGTTAGCCACGCATGCTGCTGAAATTAAACATCTACAATCTGATATGGATAAGATGGTTACAGATATGGAAGAGATTAAAAAAGCGATTGTAGAAATACAAAAAACTTTGTCTGAAGCTAAGGGCGGATGGAAAGTATTAATGATGGTTGGTGGTGCCGCTGGAGTAGTTGGTGCTGGCCTTGTGCAGTTTGTACATTGGTTTAAAGGCTAGTATGCCTAGTAAATCTAAAGCCCAACATAACTTGATGGCTATGGTTGCTCATGACCCTAAAGCCGCTAAGCGTATGGGTATTTCACAATCCGTTGGTCAAGAATACATGAAAGCCGATAAAGGTAGAAAATTTGGTACTGGGGGACGTACTGACCTTCAGAAAGTTAATAAGCCCAAAACCGAACACGGTCAACAGGCTCTTTTCAAAAAAGGTGGCACTGTGAAACACGATGATTTAGCAGAAGATAAGAAGCTTATTAAACGAGCTTTTTCAATGCATGATAAACAAGAGCATAAAGGCTCAAAAACAGATTTATCTAAATTAAAGAAAGGTGGTATGGCTATGGACAAAGAGCCTCGTCGTCAATCAAAAGGCGAACATTCAGTTCAAACTAAATCTAAGCGTGGCGCTGAGATCATTAAAATGGCTAAAGGCGGAACAGCTTCTGCACGTGCTGATGGTATTGCTCAACGTGGCAAAACTAAGGGCAAAATGATGTGCGGTGGTGGGATGACCAAAGGTAAGAAATAATCATGGGCAAAAATATGAGCGGTTTAAATTTGGACAATAGCGCTCCAGTTAAACGTAAAAGTAGCTATAAAACTTCTGATTCATCTGCTTCAACCTATGATCCTGAAAAGGCATCTGTGGCTATTGAAAATAAAAGGATGACTGAAGCGGAAGAGAATCAAGCGTTTAGAAAATCGGTTAGTGATATCGCTAGCTCTAAAGCTCCAGAAGGCTCTAGCGGTAGCGCTGAAAGCCCTATGCCTGGTATGAAAAAAGGCGGCAAAGTATCTTCTGCCTCTAAACGGGCAGATGGTATCGCTCAACGTGGTAAAACTAAAGGACGCATGGTATGAGACCTTGTCGTGGAATGGGTGATGTAAATCCTTCTAAAATGCCTAGCGGTAAGCGTAAAGCTCGTCGTGATGACACCGATTTCACTCAGTTCAAAGAAGGCGGTAAAGTAGGTAAAAAATGGATTCAAGAAGCAATCAAGAAACCCGGCGCATTGCGCAGTGCATTAGGTGCCAAAAAAGGGGAACCTATCCCTGCCAAAAAGCTTGCAAAGGCAGCTAAATCCCCCGGTAAAATGGGGCAACGAGCAAGGCTTGCACAGACGTTAAAAGGACTTAAAAAATGAACTTTGCTATCAGTTTTTACTTACTTACCGGTATAATGTTGGGGTTTGAGTTAGTAACAACTGAAGAAGGGGAACGTTGTTTAGTTCTAGATCTTTTAATTCTGCGAATAATGTTCGAATATTGAGGTGCAACATGAAGATAATTGATTGGCTTAAAGATTTTTTTGGACGACACGAAGTCCAAGCTAAGGTAGAAGTTAAAACTCCTTGGCCTGATAAATGGCCTTTCCCTGCTGTTTTAGGTACCCCATCAGCGGATTTTAACCCACGCCCTAAGAAAAAACCGACGGTTAAGAAGGCTACTACTCGTATTGTTAAGGATAAGGCTATCAAAAGCATGACCGAAAAGCCTGCTCCAGTTAAAAACAAGACTGCAGCTAAAGCCGCATCTAAAAAGAAAAAGGCTACTAAATGAGCACAACCGGAGTTTCGTCCTTTAATTTGGACATGAACGAGCTTGTAGAAGAAGCATTTGAGCGTTGCGGTAAGCAATTACGTTCTGGCTATGACTTCCGCACGGCTCGTCGCTCCGTTAATTTGCTAACTATTGAGTGGGCAAATAAAGGTATTAACCTTTGGACTGTTGAGCAGAAACAGTTTGTTATGAATACTGGTCAAGCTATTTATCCAATTGACCCAAGTACAATTGACCTACTCGACTGCGTAACTCGCCAATATAATGGCTTACAACAGAACCAAATTGATATTAATATCAACCGCATTTCTGAGTCTACCTACCTGACAATTCCTAATAAGAATGCATTAGGTCGCCCAATTCAGTTTTATTTCAACCGTAATACAGGTAATGTTTCAACAGTTCCACAAACTACAGTCGCTGCTGGAAATCCTGTTGGTGCCGCAGATACAACTATTACCTTGACATCGGTTGCAGGGCTTCCTACACAGGGTTTTATTAATATTGATAACGAAACAATCGGATACCAAAATATTGTCGGAAACCAAATAGTTAACGCTTGGCGTGGGCAAAACGGTACAACCGCCGCTAGCCATGTTGCTGGTGCAAATGTCTTTGTAAATAATTTACCTTCTGTGAACGTATGGCCGACCCCTAATGCTCCCGGAAACCAATATACATTTGTGTATTACCGTATGCGTCGTATGCAAGATGCCGGTGATGGTATTAGTACCCAAGATATTCCATTCCGTTTGATTCCTGCTTTAGTAGCAGGTTTAGCTTACCATTTAAGTATTAAGTTAGAGGGCGTAGACCAAAATAGAATTATGGGTTTAAAAGCCGCCTATGATGAAACTTGGCAGCAAGCAGCGGACGAAGACCGTGAAAAGGCTTCTGTGCGTTGGGTTCCAAGAAATATGTTTTACTATAGATAATGCCTAATAAGTTTGCATCCGGAAAACACTCGATTGCGGAATGTGATAGATGCGCAGGGCGTTATATGCTTAAAGAGTTACGGACTCAGACGTTAAAGACTAAGCCGTGGCGTATTAAAGTTTGTAAGACTTGCTGGGATCCAGATCATCCACAGTTGCAATTAGGTATGTATCCGGTGAATGACCCGCAAGCAGTACGGGAACCACGTCCAGATACAAGCTATTATGTGTCAGGGCAAAGCGGTGTTGAGACTAACCCTCTTGACCCAAATGCAAATAATGAAGATAGCTTTGGCTATCCGGAAGCAGGTAGTAGAGTTATACAATGGGGCTGGGCTCCTGTTGGTGGGGCAAGATTATTTGATACGCTCTTAACCCCAAATGACTTGATTTGTATCACTCAAGTCGGTACAGTTACAGTATCTACAACGTAGGAGTTTAAAATGGCATACAGAAAAGCAGCTGATGGTATTACTAAAACAGGTAAAACTAAAGGCAAAAATTTAGGGGACTCAGGCCCGATTAAGGGTATTGAAACCGGTCCAAAAAAGAGTACAAGTACTCTTAATAAGGACATGAAGAAAATGGGTCGTAACTTAGCCCGTGTTAAAAATCAGGGGTAATCATGGCTAAAAATGACTTTCCAAAAACCGAGACTAAAAACGCTTTTGGCGCTCATGGTCACGCTAAAGAAAACAAGGACGCTTCTGCGTATACTGGCTTTAAATATCCTGCTGGGGGCGGGAATGATATTGGTGTTTATAAGCAGCCAATGCCTAATCCTAATCCTACCGGAGAAGTCTTCAGCCAAGGAAATACCTTAGACGATTTAAAAATCAGTCTTGGTAACAATACTAAAGGCTACAAGCAAGAAAATCCATACGGAGTTGGCGAAATGCGTGGTTATGGCGCTGCTACCAAGGGTCGTAAAATTAGTGGAAAACAGGGATAAAAATGACTGAAATTACATTAAAATTAACTATTAATGAAGTAAACGGTATTTTGGCCGCATTAGGCGAGTTGCCAGTAAAAACTGGCGCATTTACCTTAGTTGGTAAAATCCAAGCTCAAGCTGAGCCACAAGTACCTAAAGAAGAAAAAGCGGACGCACAAGAGGCACCAGCACAATAATGAACTACGAAACGTTATATAACACGATTCAAGCGTATGCCGAGAACACCGAACAGTTGTTCGTGGCTAATATTCCTATTTTTGTACAGGAAGCTGAAGAACGTATATATAACTCAGTTCAATTACCATCCTTACGTAAAAATGTAACGGGCACACTAACTGCCGGTAATCCATATGTTTCGTTACCAGAGGATTGGCTGTCAAATTACTCGTTTGCTGTGATTGATGCAACTGGCAGATATAACTATCTTTTAAACAAAGATGTTAACTATATCCGTGAGGCATACCCTACACCTGCAACTCCTGGAACGCCTAAGCATTATGCGCTTTTTGGTAATCAAATTAATAATATCAATGAAATGAGTCTAATTCTTGGTCCAACACCGGATCAAAGTTACACCGTTGAGATGCATTATTATTACTATCCTCCAACGCTGGTTCAAGGGCAAATCACAACAATTGGAAATTTCTTTGGTGGAACACTATATACCAATGGTGTATATCAAAACGTGCTGTTAACTGGCGGGTCTGGTGTTAATGCAACGGCTGACATCTTTATTGCTAATGGAACTGTTACTTCATGTAATTTAACCTTTGGCGGCAACTTTTATGTTATTGGTGATATCTTATCTTGTTCTTCTTTAGGGGCGACTGGATCTGGATTTAGCGTTACAGTAACCGGTGTTTCTAATGCCTCTGGAACTAGCTGGCTTGGCGATAATTATGATCCTGTGCTTTTTTATGGCGCTATGCGTGAAGCTATGCTATTTATGAAAGGCGAACAGGATTTAGTAGGATATTACGAACAAAAGTATCAAGAAGCCTTAGCGCAACTTAAACGTCTTGGTGATGGTCTTGAGCGTGGTGATGCTTACCGTGATGGCCAAACAAAATTACAGGTTAATACATAATGCCAATAGTTCAAGGATTAACCACCGTATTCAAACAAAATGTGCTCAGCGGATTGGAAAACTTTGCTACGGGTACCCCTTATACCTACAAAATTGCTCTATATAATGCTAATGCCAATTTAGATAATACAACGACAGCTTATACGGCAACAAATGAAATTACAGGGTCGGGGTATACCGCCGGGGGGAATGTTTTAACCCCAATTGCACCAGCTTCTAATGTGACTGCGAATACAGCCTATGTATCATTTCAAAACGTAACTTGGAGCCCTGCATCCTTTACTTGTAGAGGGGCGTTAATATATAATGCAACAACAGGTGCGGCTGTTTGTGTCTTAAATTTTGGGTCGGATAAAACCGTTTCAAATAGTTTTACCATAACTTTCCCGGCGGATGATGCGTCAAACGCCATTATTCGTTTTAGCTAAGGAGTTTTTATGAAAGAAAAACAGGGATTCGGCGATCATGCAGTAGCAACACTACAAGCAAATGCCGTTCATAACCAAGAGATGGGTATTCATGGTTGGTACCATGTTGAATGCCGTGATTCAGAAGGCAACTTAAAATGGACTGAAGAGTTTCCAAATTTAGTAGTAGCCGCTGGTAAACAGTTAATGTTAGATACACTTTTAAAAGCGTCTAGTTATGCGGTTACTGGCCCGTATTTAGGCTTAACAAACGCTTCATTGACACCTGCAGCTACTGACACAATGACTACTTTAGTTGGTGGTGGTAAAGAGTTTACTAACTACACAACGACTGGCGGTGCAGTTCGTGGTACAGCAAGTTTTGCTTCATCTACATCAACAGGTTCAACACCATCAAACGTAACATCTTCTACTGCATCGGCGATTACTTACACAATTACTGGTGCGGGCGGTACGGTTTATGGTTGCTTCCTAGTATTAGGTACAGGCGCTGTTAATACACAAAGCTCAACAGCTGGTACGTTATATAGCGAAGGTAACTTTAGCACAGCAAAAACAACTACCGCTGGTGATACTGTTAGCGTCACATATAGCACAACAGCAACAAGTTAATAGGAGCCTAATATGGCTTTAGTTTTAGCAGATCGAGTCCTAGAGACCTGTAGCGCTCCAGGTACTGGGACGGTATCCTTATTAGGCGCCGTTGCCAGTTATCAAACGTTTGCTGCAGCAATTGGTAATGCCAATACAACGTATTATGCGATTGCCGACCAGTCTGGAAGTAACTGGGAAGTGGGTATTGGCACTGTTGCTACAGGCTCGCCAAATACTTTAGCACGTACAACCATTTTAGCATCTTCTAATGGTGGGTCATTAGTCAACTTTAATTCGGGTACGCAAAACGTTTTTGTTACTTATCCTGCTGAAAAATCAGTCAATTTAAATGCAAGTGGTAATGTTAGTGCCTTAGGAACAATTTCTTCCGGTACTTGGAGTGCATCAACAATTGCAACTACTTATGGTGGTACTGGGTTAACATCGTTTACTGCTGGTGACCTTCCTTATTATGCGAGTGGTACAGCACTATCTAAGTTAGGTATTGGTACATCCGGACAAGTATTAACTTCCTCAGGCACTGCGCCTCAATGGGCTACATTAAGTGGTGTGGCTGTTACAACGTTTAGCGCTGGGACTACAGGATTTACGCCTAATACATCAACTTCTGGGGCTATTACATTAGCAGGAACGTTAAATGTTGCAAACGGAGGTACAGGTGTTACAGCATCTAGCGGAGCTAATAGCGTAGTTTTAAGAGATGCAAACCAAAACATTACGGTTAATAACGTTCTTGATGGGTATAACACAATTACTGCAGCCGCTGGTACAACCGTCTTAACTGTATCTTCAGCACATTGGCAAAAAGTAACTGGGTCAACAACTCAAACAATTCAATTACCGGATGCAACTACTTTAGCTCTTGGTACGTCGTTTATTGTTGATAATGATTCTACAGGTACAGTTACAATAAATGATGCGGCATCTGGTCTTGTTGATTCAATGCCTTCTGGAACGATTGATTATTTATTCTTAGAGTCTAACGGAACCTCAGCGGGTGTTTGGGGTAAATATAGCTGGCTACCGTCTACATATAACTTTAATACAACTTCCGCTGATTTTGGTGCAGCTACTATTAGTAATGCAACGTGGAATGGTACAGCAGTAACAACTGCTTACGGCGGAACGGGGTTAACTTCTTACACGGCCGGGGACTTGCCTTACTATGCTTCGGGAACAACACTATCTAAGTTAGGTATTGGTACATCTGGGCAAATATTAACGTCTAACGGGACGGCCCCGCAATGGTCTACATTAAGTAGCTCTGCGGTCACCACCATTTCTTTTGGAACAACTGGAT